TGCTTCTCTGCCATTTTAATTCTCCTTTGAATTAATTTGTTAATTATCTACCACATTAAATTAATAATAACATTTTTTTTATTTTTTGTCAAGTGTTTTTTAAATTAAATTTATTTTTTTTACTTTTATTCCGGCCTTTCTCAAAATTTCCAAGCCCGAAGTATCCCTGTAGTCTCTTTCATAAACAAGCGTTTTGATCATTCCTAAATTAACAATACCACGAGCACAAACTTTACAAGGGTTTATGTTGATAAACATATAAGAATTAGGATATTGATTTTTGTTGTCAAGTTTTATCATGCAATTAAACTCCGCATGAACCGTTCCATGGCCACCAACATCTAAAGAATCTGGTACATCTGGTTCTCCTTTTGCCCAACCATTATAACCAACTGAGAGTATTTTTCCAAAATCATTTGACACGATAATTGCACCAACTTTTGTTCTTGGATCTTTTGATAATTCACTATACATATTTGCTATTTTTAAATAGAATTTAAACCACTTCATCTCTTTAAAATGTTTATCTATGCTTTCTTTTCTATATGTATCAATGGTAACCCCTCCCCAAAATCCTGATATAAAATTGCAATTATCAAAATTCTCTTTTATGTATTCATATGTAACATTATATTTATTTTTTATTTCTTCTGTCGTGTATTGTGATGGTATAATATAAACCATTTTAATCTCCTATTTTCCAATTTAATATTTATCCCCAAATATCTTTCTAAAACAATCTACACAAAAATGATTTATAAAAGATTTATCATAAGATATTGCATCCTTATAAAAAAATATTACATATTTATTAAACGTATCTGTCATTATAACATTTTTATTACACCTGCAACAACAATCTATTCCTTCTTTTTTGCATTCTTTATAAAAAGATTTTTCACCACATTCTTTGCAAAAATAATAATACTTATTTTTTGTGGCATTATTCATAATACAAAAATAATCACATATTTTAAACTTTAATTCATTACCACATTGTTCACACTTATCCATTACTTCTCCGTCATATCCGCAGCTTTCAATAAAGGCTTGCCAAAAGGTACATTAATCCAACCATTATTCATAAACAATTCTGTTATATATATTGAATTCTTTTCAATCTTATCCTTAACTTCCCCAAAAAAATTAACATATTTATTTTTATTATCAATGTCCGATATCTTTAGTTGATAATATTTTTTATTATTTTTTGTCATTTTCTCTTTCACTTCATTAATAATAAACCAATATAAATGTGGTTTTATTGACCCTTCATCAAGGTCACTTAATGGTAGTATATCAAATTCTAAAAATATGTCAAGTACTTTTTTATTAAAAAGTAAATTTTTATCATAAATTCCTAATATTTCTTTTTGTATTTGTATTTTTTCTCCGTTGGTCCAATCACTTTTATCAGGATAGTTGTTGGCTATTTCTTCTATGGTTGTTTTTGCTTTCTTTATCTCGTCAAAATGTTCAGTAAATACATTGAACATGTGTTTATAATTTTTAAATATTTTTTTTTCTTCTCCGACACAATTCAACGAATTAAATCCCTCAGCTTGTATTAAAGAGCAAAATGCTTTCTTGTTAAATTTGCTCCATCGCCATTTGGGTTTATCTTCGGCTTGTTCAAATAAAAGGTCTTGTAGGTCTTTAAATTGACCATGTTGTTGCTTTATGCAGAATAATTCTTCCGTTGCTACATCACCAATTCCTTTGAGCGAGTTTAGCGCCGGATATATTTCCTTGTTAGATATGGACCAGTCCTTAGACGAAAGGTTTATGTCAGGTTTATTTAGTCTATAACCAAGGCTAGTTACGTCGTTTAGAATTTTATCTCGATCCTCGTCAAACTGCAAGCAGGCTTGAATCCATTCTTTTTCGTAATATGTCAAAAGATATGCACATTGAAAAGAGATATAAGAATAACTACAGCTATGCGATTTATTAAATCCATAGCTGATAAACCCCAATATTTCTTCGTCCCACAGCTTGATTGCTCTTTCGTGTGGTAGATTATTTTTTACGCAACCATTTATAAATCTTTCTCTTGCATTATTTCTTTTTTCTATTAATTCCTCGCCAAGTTCATGAGAGGGCTTTACTAATAATTTTCTCAATTCATCTGATTCTTCAAGTGAAAATCCGCCTAATTTATGGGCAAGTAAGATAAATTGTTCTTGATATACTAAAATTCCATGGCTTATTTCTAATACTTCTTTCAATATAGGATGCTCATAATTTATATACGATCCTTTATTCTCAAGTAATTTTTTGTCCGCTTTCCCGGATAAGGGACCTGGACGGTATAGAGATGTTATACAAGATATATCATCTATGGATTCGGGCCTAACTTGTTTGCAAAAATTTTGAACAGGTGTTTCGCTAAATTGAAAGCAATTAATAAATCTCCCATTGTGGTAAACATTCTCATAAACTTGTTTATCTTTTGTATTTATAACTGAGGGGTGTAATTCGTTATTATAAAAATCCCTAACCTCCTCTCCCGTTGGAATTCTTTTTAAATTATTTTCCAATATTAATTCAATACATTTTTGAATAAATCTTAAAGTAGCCAAACCCAAAAAATCATATTTTATAAGACCCATTTGCTCAAGGTGACGAGCTTGTAATCCCTCAGACCATGGTGTTTGGGGTTTCTTTTTAACCATCATTAAAGGCATATCTTCTATAATATTATTACAAATTATTGTCCCACCTGCATGAGTGGAATATGCTCTTATTTGTTTATATAATTTTTCTATACAAATTTCCACATCTGGATATTGTTTTAAATATTCTTTAAATGAGTGTGAATATTTTTTCGCTTTTTCATATGTAAATTCATATAATTTTTGATCATGGTTTATTTCTTCTAGTATGCTATTTTTTGCTTCTTCTTCCATTACTTTTGTTATTTCGTTTACCTCTTGAAATGGTACTTCATATAATTTGCTAATATCTTTGACCAAAGATTTTAATTGCAATGTAGAATAATTTGTAACTAAAGCAATTTTATTTTCGCCAAAATAACTCTTCAATGTTTCATATGCAACGTCTCTGTCGCTTATATCAGTGTCGCAATCTGGAAAATCTTTTCGAGCCTCAGATATGAATCTCTCAAATAACAATCCTTCTTTTATCGGATCAATCTGTGTAATGCCGAGCAAATAACAAACCAATGAACCCGCATCTGACCCCCTTCCGGGCGCTATTAATACATATTTTTTTAGTTCATCAATTGCTTCTTTTAGTGTTAAAAAATATTGTTCAAATTCTTTTTCTTTAATTAATTTTAATTCTTTTACTGCTCTATTTACATAATTTTTATTTTTATCTAATCCTTTTGTTTTTAGCCCGTCTATTGTCAACTTCTTTAATTTGTCCATTGGCTGTTCAAATTCTTTTGTTGGGACAAATTTGGGCAACTTAGGCTTACTATATAGATCAACCCTCTCAATTTGCTCATATGCTATCGTATAAGTTCTATTGATCGCTTCTTTGATCAAGTTATCGTAAATATCAGATTCCTTATAGTAATTTTCATACGCTTTGTAAATTTGCTGGGCGTTATGAGGAAAAAGAGCACATTTAAGAAATTCTTCTTTTAGGTCCATAATTTTTGTGCTTAATTCTTTACTTTTTCTTTGATAGCCTAGTGCTTTATATATTTCCCTATGTTTCCAAAGTTCTGGTCGAGGATAGTGAGCATCAGACGTAACGATTAAAGGAATATTTCTAATCTCAGAGTATCCAATTAGACAATCATTCAGTGTTTTTTGCTCTTTTAGTTTATTAAATTGAAGTTCCAAATAACACCGCTTGTCAAATAGGTCCAGTAAAGGTTTTAATTCTTTATCAAATCTGTTAAATATTTTGTCTATTATGATTTCATTGTCTTCTTTTGCTTGTTTTTTGAGCAAGTAATTTGGATATCCGCCAATACATGCTGTTGATATTATTAGACCTTTATTATATTGTTCTAATAATTTAAAATCCATTCTGGGGTATCTATAATAGCCTTCGATGTTTGACAGGGAAATTAATTTGTATAAATTTTTTAATCCTTCTTGATTTGCCGCCAATATGACCAAGTGATGCCGTCTTTTGATTGGACTTACTTCTTTAAATGATTCTTCTTCGTCTTCAATTGGTATGTCTTCTTCTTCGCTTATATCTTGCTTTTCTTCTTTGGAAAGTTTTTTATTTTCTTTTTTTTGTTCTACGTCTTTTTCTTTTTCAATTTTCCATTGTTCAATGCTGGGAATGTAATATGCTTCGATTCCATAAATCATTTTAAACGGGGTGTTATTTTTTTCAAATTGCTTTTGCAAAGAAAATGCATATCCAAATGCCCCCGCCACTCCATGATCTGTTATGGCCATACCTGTTTTATCTTGGTTTGCTGTTTGTAAAATATACTCGGCATGATCTTTTGGATATGATAGCCCATCATATATAGAAAAAGTAGTATGCAAATGTAGGTTTATAAATTTTGACATTAAATTTTATTTCTCTTTCTTATGTTGTCCATTTTCCACATTGGTCTTAAATTTGTAAAATGACAAACTTTTCTAAACCAATATTCATCTTCTAAATCAACCATACTAAGAGGAATAATATGATCAATTTCCCAACCATATTTTCCATAGTTTTCCCATGTCATCCCATCTTCAAATTGAGACTCGATCCATTCAACCAATTGATTAATTTGACACCCCAAATCACGAACGGCGGAACCTTTTTTAATTCTACCTTTTAAAACCCCGCCCACCCTGTTTCTTAAGTAACAAGATAATTTATAATTTATATCTTCTTTTCTTCTTTTTTTCTCTCTCTCGCTTCTCTTTTTTTTATTATTTTGTTGATAAATTTTAGTTCTTTCTTTTATTTCCTCTTTATTTTTTTGATATTTTTCTTTTCCTTTTATTGATATTTTTTCTTTATTTTTCTCATAATCATTTTTTTTCCTCTCTCTTATTTTTTCTTTATTTTTTTGACGGCTTATTTTTAGATTTGCCAATATTTGTTCTTTATTTTTTTCATAATTTTCTCGTCTTCGAAGATTTATTTTTTCTTGATTTTTTTTGCGATGTATTCTACATTTTTCATTATTACATTTTTTACAATATGACATAAAACCATCTTTTGAATATTTACTTGTATAAAATTGATCTAATATTTTTTCCAAGTTACAATAAATGCATTTTTTAGTTGTCATATTAATTATTTTTTCTTTAACTTTTCCAATATATTAATAATGCTAAACTTTCCTCGACCAAATTTATTCATCAATATTTCTATTTTTTCTCTTTCTGTAAGTGTTTCCAAAGTATTGTACAAACTATATATACTATTCAACTCCTCCTCGTTTATTCTTTTTCCCCTGTTTTCATATTTTGATTGAGGAACTTCTCTCAAATTTTTAAGATCTTGCCCAAATTCTATTTCATTTAACTTGTTCAAATTAAAGTTAAAAATACTTTCATTAATCTCAAAACCACAACAATGTCTACCTAATTTTTTTGCTACAGTTGCTGTTGTAAAGTTGCCTAAAAAAAAATCACAAACAACATCATTTTCATTTGAAGAATATAATATTATTTTTTTTATTATTTCCTCTGGTAATTTGTTTATATTTTTTTCTTTTCCTTGTTGGTATTCTTTATTTATTATCCATACATCTTCTAAATCTTTGTATAATAAAGATTTATCATTTTTATCTTTTTCGTCAAATCCAAATCTACAATTTGTATTAAAAGTAACTTTAATATCTTTATTTTTTTTCAAATACAATATATGATAGTGCGATGATACATATTTATTTTTTGTATTAACACCAAAATTATATTTCCAAATAATATGATTTATCAAATGCAAATTCAACTTATCAACTACATCAAGTATATTATTTAAATTTGTATAACCAGAAAATATATACGCTGACCCGGCGTCCTTCAATATTCTTGTAGTTTCGTTCATCCAATCATGTGAAAATTTCAAATAATCGTCGGGCGCCTCACAATAACCATCAAAAACTTTTTCTTTTTTTCTTTTATAATGTTTTTCAAATGAATTTTCACCTATTCCAAAAGGCGGATCACAAATAATTAAATCCACTGATTTATCTTGTAAATATTTTTTAGATCCTAAAATACAATCAATATTATATAAATTCATAAATTTTAAAGAGGGAGTAAAAAATACTCCCTCTTTCCGTTTAGATTTTATCGGATTTCCAATAAATTTTGTTTAATCTCTGAAGTTGATTTTTGAATTCTTTTTTGTTTTTTTAAGTTTTCACAAATTCTTTTTTGGACCATCAAATATAATTCATCTCTCATAGATGTCATATTTTGTTCAACAATCTCATTGCCCTTTTGAACAATTTTTTCCATTTCAGCATCCGAACAATTAAAGCTCGAGCTATCTGGTAATTCCATAAAAAATACAAAATCTTTTTTGCGGGCTTTTACTTTTACTTGATCACCTTCCATAATAGCGCGATTTTTAATTTTATCAAACGAAATCAATCCTACGGTAAACTTTTTATGAATTTTATTATTTTTAATGGTCTCAGGTTGAATTACCATCATATAATCAAAATCATTACCACAAAATGCCTTCTTTCTAATTTTTGATAATAAATTTTTAACAATTAAACTTGTCGTACTTCCATCTTTTTTAATAAGATGTTTCATTGTTTTTAATGAAATTCTTTGTTTATTATCAAAATACAAATCAAAATATTTACCATTTTCATAATGAACAAAATTTGATAAATATTCACAGATCATTTTTTCAAGTGATTCCGACTTTGTAAACCGATATGATCTTTCATTAAACTTTGTTGGAGAAAGAGCAAAGCAAATATAATACAGTTGTTTAACAAATTTAACATTATTTCTTTTTGCGTAATCTACAATATTCATAAAATAACCTTTCTTTTTGTAATCATAATAAATAAAATAAAAATTAATTTTTTAAAATTTAAAATACAATCAAATAAATCACCCCTTTCTTTATTTTTCATTTATTCATATTTCTTTACACGAACCAACACATCAAACAGCCCTCGATCAAAACGATTTTCAATAAACCAATGATTTGACAATTCTCTTGACAAAAGCCAATTCTCTATTCTAATTCTAACATCATCAGCATGAGCAACCTCTGACATTAAAACATATCCATTATTGTCCGTTATTTCCACAAGTTTGTTCATAATATAGACAAAATTATTACTCAATACATTAAAATCATATTGCCAGATAACTCTATCAAATGCGCCTTCATCCAATTCGCCCATATTATCCACAAATCTAACATCCTTTAATAGTGGATTTTTTTGTAGAAGAACTTTTGTTTGAATTTTATTTTCATTTATTACGACACCTCTAACTGAATTAAGGATGTGTGGAAAAATTCTTGTTCCGATCCCATTCCCAATGCAACATAAAAAATTAGAATTATGAAGATTTAATTTATTTGAAACTTCTTGCACATAATGATTTACCATGTTACTCGTTCTCCTCTTTAATAGATTCATATCCATTTTTTTTTGCACATCCAACACATAATGTTTTGTACCATCTATGCTTCTCATTTAATTCTCCTTTGTTTCCACAAATTTCACAAATAGTTTCTGATTCTTTTTCTTTTTCTTCTATTATGTCCCACATTTCTTGCGTACCGCTTGTCATGTAAAAACGCAAGATCCCATATTTTTCTTTTATTTGTGATGCACGAGGATAATTTGCTTCATATTTTTCACACCAACAAGTTTGATATTTGTAAAACAAATGATCCATAATAAAATTTCTTACTTTTATAAACCAATTTTTATGTACATATTTATGTTTTAAAGCAATTTTATGAATAGCTAAACATTTACCAGGATTAAAACTTAAATATCCATAATGTTCTTCTTTTTTACATCCACAGGTTGCACAAGAAAGTGGTTCATTATCTTTTGTAAACTTTTTAATAAGTTTTTCCAATTTTGAAGATAATTCATATATAAGATTATACCACCCTGAATTACATTCAAAACCGAAACAAACCAAACTTTGTGTCATCGGTTTATTTCTGTCTCCATAAAGCAATGGAAAATCATTAAATAATTTATCTGTTAATTCTTTATTCATGTTATCACCTTGTTTTCTATTGTTCGAACATTCCAATATTTAATTGATTCTTCCTTTGTATCTTTTGTTGGACCTTGAGTTTCACAATTAGTACAAAGTATAAAATAATACCCACAATCATCTTTGCAAGATAAAACATTATCAGAATTGCAAAATGGGCAACATTTTAATTTTTTATTCATATTATCACTTTATTGAAAAATATGCAAAAAACATCATAACTACAAAAAACATACCACAAATAATTACCATACCAGTTACTTCGTCCATTTATTTCTCCTTGCTGCAATAACTTTTACAAACATTTTCACAACTTTCTAAACATTTTTGATCATTCTTTTCGATTTGTTTATTGGTCACATAATAAAACAAACCCGCTGCAACCAAAATGCAAATCAATATTGATATCAAGTGATATAATTTTTCTTTTATGTACATATAATCATCATAATGCATCCATTTAAATTTGTCAAGTAAAATTTTTATTTTTTTAATTATTATGTTCATTTTTTACTCCTCTTTAATGATTGTCCGAATTAGTTTTACAAAGCAAGTAGTCTTCGTTTAATAATTTTAGTATTACCCTTGATCCATTTTGCTTGCGTTCTTCAAGAGTATGAATTACTATTCCTTCTCTGATAAATTTCTTACCATTATATTCATCAGTAGCCTTGGCAAGTTCCAATACTTTGGGATCCCATGGTCCACGATAAATTTCTTCAACCACTGGAAGATTATAAATATTACAAATATTAACTACATCATCCCAATCTAGATATCGGCCATTCACCATAATATCAAAAACTCTAACTTCTTGGTTTCCCTCTTCAATTCCATAATCATAACCAACTTGAATTCCAGGACCTATAATTTCTCCAAAAAATATTATTTCATCACCATTTTCAAAGTTTTCATTTTCTTCTGAATATGTATTATCTATTGAAAGAAATCTACATATACTTTCAAATTGGTATTTCTCGGCAACTTTCCAATAAACATCCCTTTCAAAATTATTAGTTTTAGGTTTTCTAATAATATTATGTGAACCAACTAAAAATTCTGGTAAAAATTCTTTTTTCCATCCAAATTTTGTCTTAATTCTTTCCCATAAGGTTAAACTAATCTTATCTGAATATACCATTGAATAACGTGCATTTATTCCATGCATCTTCTTTGTAACTACAATATCTCCAAAACTTTCAAAAACACGAGGATACTTCTTAAAGTTTTCTATATCTGTATACTTTTTAAATCTTGAATTAGTAAAGTGGTGATTAATTCCCTTACCCGAAAATGCTGTACGTCTAGAACTCTGATTTTCTGGTGGATCATATTTAACTATTCCAAGAATATCAGTTACATCCATGCCTTCTTTAATATACTTTTCTTCTAACCATTCAGATGGTTTTAAACAAAGACCTTCAGATAATATTCCGCGAATCTTTACTGCTCGAAGTCGTCTATTAGATTCAAGTTTAATCTTATTCTTAACTAGTGATTCAGCCATTTTCTCAGTAAGTACAGAATCAGGCGGAATATAAATACACAAATCTCCACTTTTAAAATCATTTAAACCTGTTATACATTGATAACCAAATTCCCCATCAAATTGACAAATTTGTAGTCGATCAGCATTTGGATGTTTAATTACTTCACATTTTTTAATTAGAACATTAATGGTACTCATTTGTTTCTCCCTTTACATGTCCAATAATTCTCTAAATCCTAAAAATACTGGCATTCTTGGTGCAATTTTAATTCCTATAGATTGATATTTATACTTGACAATTTTATTTATATATTTTTCTTTATTGTCCCAAATTTCTTTCTTTAAATCTTGTGTCAATCCTGTTCCAATTTTAAATTCAATATTGGAAACTACATCTCTAACAATAAAATTGCCCAAAGTATTTGCCGGAACCATGCCCGCTTTCTTTAATGATCTTTTGTTTTTGCCAAGTTCATTAACTTCTATTTCATTTTCATTGTGCATCATTTCTTCAAGTCCAATTATAACAGCCTCAGAATCAACAAATCTTTTAAGTTTTAATAACCACCCTTCTTTTTCGCTGCTTCGGCCACATTTGTATGGACCATTTGGATCCCTAATAATAACTCCTTCATAACCTTCGGCCAAACACTTGGTCTCATATTGTAATAATTCTTCAAGATTATTTATCTCTACGGTTGGGACAACTTTGATTATCGAATCAGGAAAACTAAAATTAAAAATTTTTAAATCTTCTAATCTGTCTTTGTATGGTTTTTTAATATCATCTCTTACGTAATCAAATACCCAATATGTAAAATTTGGTTGTCCTTCAAATGACATAACTGCACTTGAACATTCTTGAAATGTTTTTCCAACAATTATTTCGCCATCAAATCCTTCGAGCAAAATATTATTTAATACATCGAATATATATCTATTTGGGATGGGTTTAAACGAACGGGTTAATGCTGACCCGTTAATTTTTAAACATCTAATGCCATCGAGCTTGGGCGAACATATAATGGGATATTTGAGCTTGTTTAAATCTTCTATTTTTCCGGCAAGCATTGGTTTAGTTATAAAAGACATTTATCTTCCCCTTGTTCATAAAATCTGTAAATATTAATACTGTACCATTTTCTTTCAAAAATATCAAATTTTTCAATTTGTTTTATACTTGTTGGTTGTTTAACTTCACTAAAATGATTACAGCTGTGACATGTTTTATCAAAATCACACATAAACATACCACAACACCTACACCTATAAAGATTGCTAAAATATAATTTATTGGTTACCAAATCTTTTTCTTCTTTATATCCAACAAAAACTATATCAGAAAAACAATACATTTTTACACCTTCATCCTTTCAAATACTAATTCAATTAAATCTTTACCCAAAATATTACCAAGTGGACACCCTGCGGATGCATGGTGCCCGCCACCATCATTCGCTTGTGCAATTTCCGACACATCCACGATACCATCCTTCTTACTTCTCAAAGAAACGCTTTTTAATCCAATCATTATAACCGCATCAACATCTATGGTCAAATCATTGAGTATGGAATCGGCCAACAAGCTCTGATACTTGTCCGTTTTGACAACTGCAAATCTGCAATGGTTATTTTTAATCTGCTTAGACAAAATCGTAATCTCTTCTTTTTTGTGTTTTATAAAATTATCTTTTTTTATTTTTTCTAAGTTGACCACATAAGACTCGTTTAAATTCAATTCTAGGCTTGGATTTTTAACAAATCTATCAATGAATAGGGCTTGTTCTAAAATGCCGTGCAATGAAACTATGGAGCTATAAGCATGTCTTTTTTGAGTCCACCTGTCATAATGATCACTCACTAAAACTAAGTCTTCATATAAAAATAATTTTTCTTTATTTGTTATGTTTGGGTTACACCTTAACCAATTATAAAACATCATAGAACCACATTGATCATTCTTTTCACTAATATGACACCACTTATATAACATTAAAGGAATTGCGCTTTTATGATGATCTAAAAGAACTATATCAGACCGAAACGACATTTTTTCTGCCATTTCTTTGGACACGCTCAAATCGGCTATAGTTATAGGATTTTCCCACGTATGAATTAAATTGCCAACTATTTCGTCAACTTCAGAATGGTTCGGATTTGAGAAGATGATATTCTCTTTTTTGCCCCCGCAAACTAAAAAAAGAATTGCCGACGTGGAACCATCTAAGCAATTTCGATGTGTTAATAACTTGCTGCTACTTATATTCATTTTTTCTTTCCTTTTAATATGCCAAGTTCAATTAATTTTTCTTTATCCCAAAGTTCACTATTTGGGTGTTGTTTGTGAAACCAAAGCCATTTTTTCATATTTTTTTCTCTTTTATATCCGTTTTATTTCTATGTAAATATCTTTATCGGGCAAATATGCATCAACAAAATAAAAATAATTCTCCTCTTTGTTTTCAAAAGGAATTTGCCAACAAAACCTTTCTTTTTCTTCGTTCCAACGATCAACAACCAACGGCTCATACCCTGCCGTACAATCGACTTCTTCTCCTGTTTCCCAATTATATTTCAATGTATGTTTGTTCAAAGATTTCATTCGACTTATAAATCCTCTTAATTTGTGTCTTCTTTTGTGATTTATAACATTATGAGGACTATCAAATTTTTCTCCATAATCTTTATCAATAAATCTACATTTTGTTTTCATATCAACATAAGTAGATTCATCTATTGTCAATTCATTACCGTGTACTTTTTCAACTCTTTCTTTAATTTCATCAATTGTATATCTGCGAGATTGAGAGCATATTAAAACACCTCTTTTGGGATGATTACGCTTTCCACTAATGACACTATCTGGACTTGCCCACCATTCATCATTTGGAAAATCTTTATCAATAAATCTACATCTCGTTCTCATGTCAACATAAGTTAATTCATCTAGCGTTAAATTATCACCATGCACCCTAAATAATTTTATTTTAACTTGTTCAATAGTTAATCTGTCTTTTTCTGCCATTATTCAATCCTTCTTAAGCCGGTCAAAATACCGTCCGTAAATTTAAGCTCTAAATTCACAAAATGTTTACAACCATCGCATATATCACAAATTTCAATATATTGGTGTGGTAAATTGCCCATAGAAAGTTGTTTTCTATTTTCAGGCAAATACGCTTCCGGTAAATAAAAGAAATCACCTTTCTTTAATTCAAAAATAGCATGTGACATATTTTCATTATTTTTCTTTATTTCCTCGTCGGTATAATATTGAACGTGCTCTATGCTTGGTTTTCCAAGTTCAACTAAAATTATGTTAGACATTTCGTCATATGTAAGATAATATGTATCCATTGAATCATACAAATCATGTGTTTGAAAATTGTCACTTAATGCAGAGCTGCATTTTGGACAAGTAAAGAAATCTTTATAATTTTCTCTTATTCTTTTGTTGATTAAAATTGTGTCAAACATGGACATATTATTTCTCCTTCACAATAAAAGTTAATTCTTTTTCAAAAATTTTAAAACCATTACCTTTACACTCTTTGCATATATTGTCAATTGTTTCGCCAGTTCCTTGGCAACTTGGACAAGTAGTGGTTGAACTAAAACAAAAATTTGCTTGTCTTTGTTCGTGTTTTATGTGTCCATGCCCATTACATTGTGAACATCTTTCTTTTTTGGTCCCGCCAATACCATTACATTTTTTACAAGGTGTTGATTGATTGTAGTTTATTTTAAATTCTTTTCCATTTTTTATGTCTTCTATGGACAAGTCAAAGGAAATTTTTAAATCTCTTTCATTATCGGGTGGTTTTTGATATTGTCTTCTTGCTGAACCTTGTGGATTTGATTTGTTTGCTTGATTAAATATGTCTCTTATGTGATTAAAATCAAACCCAAAATCAAACGGATTAAATCCGCCAAAATTTGGGTCAGGTTGTGTATGTTTCGGTTGCTGTTTGCCGGAAAGAATTGAATACGCTTCGTTTAGCCGTTGAAAATCTTCTTTTGAACCCCCGTGATCGGGGTGCATTTTCAAAGCTTTTTCCTTAAAAGCTTTTTTTATTTCTTCTTGTGTAGCGCCTGATTGAACGCCTAATATGTCATAGTATTGTTTCAACTTAGTCCCTCTTGGTCCCTACTTGGTCCCATTAATCCGTCAGTCCCACCATCTCAATAGATGGTCTTTTAAGTAATCAAAAATTGCATAAAAAGATTCCATCTGTCTTTTACTATCTAGTTCATAAATTTTCATTTGTTCTTTGCGTTCTTGATTGTGCAATTTTTTTGTTGTAGCATTTTTTCTTTTAGGATCCCATTGATAAACTGTAACACCATTTTTTAAAACAATTGGCTGCTCATCAAATTCTTGAACTTGTTCTCCCCATTTTTTATCATGTACTTTTTGTTCTTTTTTTGTATGATCTGCATTAAAATAGGTTTCAATAATCTGCTCAAATACTTCCATTTCTTTGCAAACTTCTTCACAACTTTCCAAGTGACCGTAATTTTTAATGCACTTTCTCATACGTGAAACTTTATATTGCATAAGTGTCAAAAGATATGAAAAATCAAAATCATGCTGGTCCCAAAGAAAAATACTAAATTGAACACACCTTACAATCCATTCAATAAATCTACAAATATTATCATAAATTTTGATAATAAATGATTCAAAATAGAACCAGTGCCATATTTTTTCTTTTAATTTTGTTAAATTAATAATAGCAGAATTCTTGATTCGCGTGATTTTTTTAAATAAATTTTTTATTTTTTCTTTTAATGTTTCCCATCCTGACATCAATTCTTTACAATCAATTTCTATTGTTGCGATTTCTTCTACACCCAACTTTAATTTTTTCAGGATGTTGTTTTTAATTTTTCTCATTTTATTCTCCCGCTATTTTGTTTGTGTTTCTTTTTTGATTATACATTATTTTTTTTCTTTTGTCAAGTGTTATTTTTGTATTTATTCACATTTACTTGAATTACAATTCAAACATTGCCAACACCCAGATATTAATTTAACTTTAGTGCTTCCGCAAGTTGAACATTTTACGCAGCCTATATTTTCTTCACTTTTTTCATCAATATATTTTTTTAATATTCTTGAAATTGCCTTAGAAAAATCTACAATTGTACCATCAACTTTTAATAATTGCTGCACAATAAAAGATACGGGTACGCCATGTCTAAGAGATAGTGAAATCATTCTACTGAGCGATCTATGCTCGTCTGAAACTAAACATGATGAAATATCTTTTATAATAATTCCATCTATGCCCAAATTGTATTTCCTATTATCATCTTTTATAATTGTTCCATTTTTAAACTTATCGGGTATCTCAAATCGATCTTGTAAAGTACAAAATACTTCATATGGTTCGCCATTATAAAGTCCGATTATTACCGTCCATTTATCGCCCTTTATTGAAGTATGATGGATGTGACACGGTAATTCCTTTGGTCTTTTTGGGGATTCGGATGGTATAATATTTTGTGGACGCTTTCTTTCTTTTGTCTTTAAGTGCTCCAATATTTGTTTTTTACATCCATCACGATAAACTGTTGTTGATTTAATTCCCAATTTATATGCTTCGACAAATACACTTTGAACATCCTCGACCGTTGCATTGCTTGATAAATTAATCGTTTTTGAAACATTACTACATACATTTTTTGAAAAAACTGCTTGCATTTTTAAATGATCTTCCCATGAAATAGTATGCGCTTCCTCAAAATATTCTGGAACTTTTATTTCTTTTTTTAATTCATCCAATGAAAAATTATATTTCGAATAATCAATTTTATTTTCTTCGAGCCATTTTCTAAAAATTGGCGAACCATCCAAAAAACTCCCAACCCTGGAATTTCTGTTATAGCACATGGCAAAATAAGGCTCAGCTCCCTGTGCAAAACCCAACATAGTTCCTGTTGTGCCCGCCGGCTGCTGTGTGAGTAATGTAACATTTCTTATTCCATATTTTTTTATTTCCTTTTTAACATCTTCAGGCAATGTTTTAAAAAATTCTGATTTAGAAAATCCTTCATAATTAAACATTGGAAAATGATCTCTTTCTTTTGCCAATTTAATACTTGCTCTATATGCCGTATCTCTTAATATTGTTAAAATATTATCAACAAATTGTCTACCTTCTTCAGAGGAATACTTTAACTTGTTCATAATTAATAGTTCACCAATACCAGTAGTGCCCAATCCAATTCTTCTTTCTTTTAAAGAATTTTCATCTATTTCTTTTTCTCCAACAATGCTTATATCTATAATATTATCTAAACCTCTTATTGCAACTTCAATTGTCTCTTTAAAATCTTCAAAATCAAATTTATCATTTTTCATAAAAGATGGCAAACACAAAGAAGCCAAACAGCATACAGAATTGACCGGCATGATCTGCTCTGAACAAGCGTTGCATGCTTGTATTTTATTGAAGTATTCACCATTATGATATCGTTTTGCTGTGTCAAAAAACATAACACCAGGACAACCATCGGCCCAAGCATGCTGACAAATAAAATTAAACCATTGCAAAACTGTCCAATCATATGGTCCATTTTCTTTTTTCAGATTTGAAACATTAAAATACGGTACTTGACAAGATGCCTTGTAAATAGCCATTTCTTCACTTGGGGCAACAACGGTTATTTTTTTATCATTATTGTCAAAATCATAAAAATGCCAACCCGTCCCTTTCCAGTTTGTTATCCATGGTGACTGAGATTCATTTATTAGAGCGTTCATAAACTTATCAGATAACAATACTGATACATTAAAAGACTGCCAAGGATGCTGTGTCTTCCACTGAAATGTTGAAAATTTATCTTCATCAAATATATTTGCAAATTTTCTAATATTTTCCCAATTATTTTCACTTTTAAACTTTATGAAGTCATAAAGATCGGGATGCCAATCCTCAAGCAAGCCAAGTGAAGCACCTGAACGATTTCCATTTTGGCTTATATTAGAAGATTGATAAGAGAAATCGTTCAAAAAACCTATCGGCCCTGACGCTCTACTTTGATTTGAAACACATATAGAACCATTGGGTCTTAGTGTGCTAAAATTTAAACCAACACCACCACCTTTGCATTGCAAATGAAAATGTTTTCTTTTAGCCTCTGAGATTGATTCTCTTGTGTCATCAATTCCAATTGTAAAACAATTATATAAATTTTTAACACCTGTTCCACTTTGAGCTAATATTCTACCACCATAAATTAATTTCTTTTCAATACATTTTTGTAAAGCTTTTTCTTTATTTTTCTTTGAGTCGTTTTGATATATATAATCGGTTACTCTTTTAAATACATCGTAAATATCATCTTCAATACAATTCCCATTTTCATCTTTGAGGAAATAGCGAGCTTTTGCTATTTCCAAATGTGCAGGAATTAAAAAGTACTTATCGTTGATTTTCAATTTCTTTTCCTTTGATTAGTTACATCTATTTTGATTTTTCAATTGAGACAATCTCTTTTGTAGTTGACCCATTTGATCTTGTTCTTGCGCCTCTTCTTTTGGAATTGATATGTCCAACTTAGACACTGACGTATTTATCTCCGCATCAAAGACCATTTTGTCCGAACCTAACCTTGATTTTGCAACAAATAATTTGCCCTTTCTAATCCATCCACCTTCTCTATTATATCTGTTTGTTACATTAAAAGTCAAGAACAAATCACTTGCCATAATAATTGAAAAAGCTTCTGCAATAGAATCAATATCAATTATCTCTTTATTTACACTTGAACGGTTTGTTTGAAAAGCTGTCCAAACGGGTATTCTTAAATCTTTACCTAAAGACACCAATTCTTCAAATACGCATCTCATATTATCATATCTATCATGATAGCTTTTTTCAACGGGATTCATTAAACCGGCATAATCAACAATTAATAAATCAACTTTTTTCCCAGTATTTGATTGATAATATTCAATATGATTTTTTAATTTTAAAATGGTTACACGATCCATTGAGCTATATTCTTTAATATTGATCTGACCTTTTAAAGTTTCTAAATCTTTTTTTATTTTTTCTTTATTGTTCGTCAAATCATCCAAAGGAATCCCTGTATGCCTTGCGGTAAATCTATTACCTATTTTTATCTCTGACAATTCCAACGAGCAATAAACAACTGTTTTTCCGGCGAAGGCGGCTGCATATCCTACATCAACTAGTATATGACTTTTCCCGCAATTGTGCATGACTGTAAAATCATCTAATAAATACAAATTATCTTCATCTAATTGAAACCCAAAGTATTCATCAATTCCATAATATTCAATATCAAATCCTGTCTTTAATACATCCTTTTTTTGTAGTCTTTTTTCGGCTTGCTTTCTTTTTATTTTTGTCGGTACAATAGAACAATCCCCTGATATATGCATTCTATAATAAATCTTGCCATTAACTATTTTTTCAACTATTTCTCCCCCAAATCCAAGAGAATGCGCTATAAATAAAACATCATTGGCTAATTTTTTTGAAGCCGAAACGTATTCAAAACATTTACCGTGCGAAACATAATGACCATCCGTATCTAATAAACCTGCTAATATTTTTAATCTATTTTCAATACTATTAATTTTATATTTATTTGGTATAAATTTATCATCAGCATTGTGTTCAAGTAAATTTAATTTTTTCAATCCTTCGTGTAATTCTATATTTTTTCCATAATTAGATCTAAAAAAATAATCACTCGCCTTCCCATCTATTTTTTTTCTCGAATAAATTCTTGTGCCATAAAAATCTGAAAATTTGTATATTTGTTCTTCTATTTCTTTGTCCATTGTTGTAATCATTATGCTTTTTACTAAACAACCATCTCCCAATAATAAACCTAAAAAATATGGATCAATTTCCAAATCATTATTTTCTTTAAATTCTATTGGAACTTTATACAATTTATGAACAGATTTAAAATATTTTGACTTATCTAAATAATCTTTAATAGATATTTCAGCATATTCTTTTCCTGTTTTGCCATATTTTTTCCCTTCATTTATACTTTGCAATCTTAATATGTGTTCATCGTTAACAATAAATTCTTTACCTTTTATAGGGATTATTTTATACATTTTCCCTGTTCCATTTATTGTTTTTAAAACATTTCTTGGAGTACTGCTTGGTCCCATTAGCTGATCGCCAATTTTTACATCTTCCACATTTTTTAAACTACCATCAAACATTATAACTTTTGTTCCTTTTAGATGACAACCCGAAGGTGCAGCTATGCAAGAAATTTCCCCAATTCCTGGTCCACACTCATCCAAATGTTTGTTCAATAATGGCCAAGGTGTAGCAACTGGATTTCTAATTGCTTTAATCATTCTCTTGTCAAAATCATCCTTAAAATCGTGTCCAATATTTCTATCCTCTCCTTTTCTGATTGCTTTCATAAATTTGCTATATAAATCATCAAAATCTACATCGTATTTGTTTCCTTCGATCGTTCTAACACAATCATCAACAGTTGAAAAGAACAATGCATTTTTGCAAAAATTTCTTGCTTCCTTTTTTACAAATGGCAAGTCTCCACCAATAGGTTTTTTAAACTCATTTAAATATTCCATTAATTTTTCTTTTTTTATTCCTTGCTCCACATTTTTTTCAACTGACATTATTACAACTTTTAACGATGGAAATAATCTATATTCTTTGTAATAATTAAATAACAACCTAACAATAAATTTTAAATATTCTATTGAGAAGTATTCATCGTCTAATATTTCGTACATTTGTTCAGCAAATTTACTATCAGAAATCAACGCATGTGTTAACATTTTTTCAAATTCTGGTCCCCTGTTGAATTTTACATTACTTGACATTTTAGCTCCTTTTATATTTAATAAATATATAATTTTATTTTTTATTTGTTATGTTTCTTCTTTTATAAACTCGCCATTTTTGTACCAAAACTTTGATCCGTCAGCCCAAATCTCTGCTGGTTTGTCGTTGTCACGGTGTTGTTGACCATTTTTGTACCAAAACTTTGTTCCGTCAGTAAAAACCATTGCTGGTTTGTCGTTGTCACGGTGTAGTTCACCATTTTTGTACCAATACTTTGATCCGTCAGCATAAACTACCGCTGGTTTGTCGTTGTCACTATGTGGTTGACCATTTTTGTACCAATTCTTTGATCCGTCAGCCCAAATAAAACCTTTTTCCAATCTATAATTATTAAATAATTTTGTGTCGGGATATTGATTAGGATCATAATCTTTAGGTTCAAAGCCAAACCACTTTTGAAAACAGTCTGAACAAAAAGGAAATGATCTTATTTTTATAACCGTTTCTTTTTTGTTACAATATGGGCAAATCATTTAAATTTTCCAAAGTGAAAAGTATTTCTTTATGTATTCTTGTGCTTCTTTATCCATGCTGTACTCTCTTATTAACTTCTTGGCTACGTAGGGCTGCAATTCATAGTCTGCGACCCACTCAATCAAATCTATTACTTCATAGGCTATAAATTCTGGTATATCTTGCGCCTCTTCTTTCTTTACGTTTTGATTTAAAATAGAACTTATTACTTCGTAGTAATGATCAAATTTTTTTTTAAGTTCTTGTCTTTTTTCATTAATCATTTTAAAATCCTTTCTTTAGATTAATTTTTTTTATTTGTTATGTTTCACTTTTTACAAATTTATCATTTTTGTACCAATACTTTGTTCCGTCAGCACAAACCTCTGTTGGTTTGTCGTTGTCACGGTGTCGTTGACCATTTTTGAACCAACGCTTTGTTCCGTTAGCGTAAACCTCTGCTGGTTTGTCGTTGTCACGGTGTTGTTGACCATTTTTGTACCAATACTTTGATCCGTCAGCCAAAACCTCTGCTGGTTTGTCGTTGTCACGGTGTCGTTGACCATTTTTGAACCAATACTTTGATCCGTCAGCACAAACTACCGCTGGTTTGTCGTTGTCACGGTGTGGTTCACCATTTTTGAACCAACGTTTTGATCCGTTAAACCAAATAAAACCTTTTTCTAATTTATAATTATTTAGTAGTTTTGTGTCGGGATATCGATCAAGATCATAATTTTCATGTTCAAAGCCAAACCATTTTTGAAAACAGTCTGAACAAAAAGAAAATGATCTTACTTCTATAATTGTTTCTTTTTTATTGCAATATGAACAAACTCTTTTCATGAATTTCTTCCCAATAAACTTTTAAATGAATCTGTAAAGTCTATACAACTTAATCCATCTTTTAAAATGCTTGTCCGATATCTGACTACATTTAGAGTAAGTTTTTTTTCTAACACATCTTTTATTTTAGAAGCACTATGAGAACTTATTATTGTATTTTTTAATTGCATTGCTTCGTGGTTTCGTATAATTATATCTTTTGAATTTAATATTTTCAAATATTTTTTTTCTTTTTCTTTACAATGCTCAAATACTTGTTCTAATTGAATTTCTTTTTCTTCAGATAAAAATGGGAATAATTTTAGAACTTTCTTAAAACCAACTCCTTCTATGCCTTTTATATTGTCACTTTTATCACCAACAATTGCTTTTGCTATTGCAAAGTTACAAGGATATATTTTATACTCTTCAAAACAATTATTTTTTGTTTTAAATACTTTCTTTACGGAATTGTATATGATGGTTTTTTGATCTAATAGTTGATAAAAATCTTTATCAGTTGAAACTATTACTTTTCGTTCGTCAGGATAATATCCAACTAAGTATGCTATAACATCGTCTGCTTCAATATTATCTATTGTAATTTGGTGTACCGGGAGACAAGTTAAATATTGCCCTAGTTTTATTCGTTGAAAAATTTTATCTTTGGGCGTGTCTTCTAATTCATAGTCGTAGTTTCTATTGGGCTTTAATGGTCTTCTACCGTGTTTATAATCTTCTATTAATTTTCTTCTTTTTTGACTACCACCTTTTCCATCCCAGCATATAATAACTTTTGATGGATTGAATTTATATACATAATATTTTAAGCATTTTAAAAAACCAACAACACCGCCAACCGACCGACCTTCACCGTCTAAATTTGGCATCGCCATAAATTGGCAAATAAATAAATTTGTACCATCAATTAAAAGAATCATTGGTTAATTTGTTCCCCTTTAATTTTCATTGATTCTAATATTTTTTTTGCTTTATCGTTTTCTTTTATCATTTCTTTGAAAGCTAAAAAAATTGTTTTATTTTCTAAATCAACTAATTCTTGTTTTAGTTCTCCTTTTGATTTTTCTTTGAACATTATTTATTCCTCTGATTTCGCACGTAATAAATAAAATAAAAATAAAATTTAAAAAAACCTAACTTCATTCTCTTTTTCTAAAGCAATACTATACTGATCAGCAAACCTTAATATTTTAACCAATAAAGGTTCTTTATGTTGATAACTTTCATTATCTAAAGAATATTGTTCACCATTAAGAAATATAGCCAAGTATTCTTCTTGATTTAAATCAATACCATATTCTTGAGCAATAAATAAAGATCTGTGATTAACTCTCATAAAATTAATATTTTTATTTATTTCATAGAATATGCCACGATCTCTATGCCAAGTTGATTCAACTGAGACATAATATTCATTGTCTTTGTCGCCCAATTTTCCTATTTCATGCAGAACTGCTACAGTTATTAGTGTGTCTAATGGGTATTTATCTTTGGCCATCAAATTTGCAAACTTATTTAGCCACTTCATAACATTTAAATTATGATAGCATAGACCGCCTGGAAATGCCCCGTAAAACTCTTTTTGAGTGCTGGCCGGTATCAGACTATATCTTTGTCCATAATCGGTCTCTATAAGCCGCAATAAGCGTTCTAGGCGTGGTTTTTGAACATGTTTTTGAATCAAGTCTATAGTCTGCTTATAATTTGATGTAATAAATTCTAAATTAGGGTTTATAATCATCTCGTTTTCCTTTCAACTTCTCTTTTTTGACAATATGGACAAATAGTATTCATTTTTATGTCCTTTCATTTTGAATTTAACAGAATCCTAATTTTTTGGCGGCTTCTTTCTTTTCAATTTTTGATCCTAATGCTTTTGCATATATTTCAGCAAGAGATATCGACTTGTTAAAAGAAAAATTAGCGTTACCTTCTAAACTTTTGTAGATTTCATTCGCTTGTTCAGGTTCCAATAAATCGATTTTTTGATGAAGTAATAGCCTTCCTGGTCTTTTTAAGGCTTCGTCAACATCTAATTCATGCGCATTTGTTGTTGCAATAATTTTTAAATTTATAAACGAGCCAAACAATCCATCACAAAAATTTAACAAAGAACTAATTGAAGTCATATTGTCCGCACTACGAGAAACCAAATAATTATCTGCATCCTCAATAACAAAAACAAATGGTTTGTCTTCTTCTCTATTTGCAATTAATAGTGGAATTATTGTTGGCTGATCTAAAGAACATAACAAATTAGATTGCAACAAAACAAATTTAACATCTTGAATTTCATTAATTAATCCCCGAATAAAATAACTTTTACCAGACCCTGGGGGACCAGAGAGAATGACCAATCTGCCAGCATTTTTATTTTGTATATTTTTTACTATATAGTCATATCCATCTATAACACTTTTATCATAATTTTCTCTATTAATTTTTTTATCGATGCTTCCTATCGTTTCAAAACTATAATGTCTACCTGTATCTTGTGTAATCATATAAACATCTTTGGGTTTTGAATTTATAAACTGCTTTAGTGTCAAAGAAAATTTCACAAAAATATTCATATTTTTTTGTTCAATTGTTAAAAAATGAAAAAAAACAGAGTTATTCACATCATCTTTATCGCAACATTTTGTTACACACAAACACGTACTATTATTTGCATAAATAATTACCTTTGCGTGTGAAAACAATCGCTCTGAACTTTTAAAAATCGCGGTGCCGCCAAGATCTTCGCTTACTATTTTTAAATTTAAATCTTTTAAAAGTATAATTATATCTTCCTCATTAAATGTCACCCACTTATCAATACTAAAAGAAAGAATTTCTTTATTTTCATCAAAAGCTTTTTGAGATAATGAAAATCTTATTTTGTTATATAATACATCACATGTATCATATTTAGCATTCATAATGCTCTCGTTAGAATATAGGTTGATATTTTTTTCTTTTTCCATTTTTATATCCTTTCATTTTGAATTTAACATAAACAAAAAATTTTGTCAAGGATTATTTTTGAAAACATAATAAATAAAATAAAAATTATTTATTTTCTTTTTATTGCAGAAATATTTGAGTCTAACCTTCTTAGTTCTTCTTTGATTCTTTTAATTTCTTTATGTAATTTTAGGTTCTCTCTAGATAATAAATTGATTTTTTGCACTAAAATGTCAATTTTGGGGTCTATTTTAGGTGTCATTGTAAAAATCCTTATCCAAAACGTTTTATATATTTGCTGAATATACCTTGTTGTTTGCCCATAAGTACCTCGCGTTTTGTGATTACCTTGACGTTGACCATTTTTTCCGGAAAGTAAAGACGATATCCGTCAGAACTTTTAACAAATTGTCTAATAAATTTGGTATAAAAATCTAATGGGTTTTCGATGTCAAGTCCTTGTTTGATAACTGTTTGGTGAAGTGAGCGAACGTAATGTGCAATTTGTGGTTTTGTTTTCTCATATCGGGCAACTAAATCTGGATTGAGGACAGAGTATATGACCGCGAGTTCGTATTCGGAAAATACGTTTAGATTTAGACCATGTACTTTGGCGACTTCATGTGGGAAGTTCTTTCTCGCCCAGCGATTATGGAGAACTAAAATTTGTGGATAAAAATCATGGCTATTTTCACCGTGGTATGTTGCCGAAATTAAATCGCCTATTCTTATGTTGGGCATGTTATTTCCTTTAATTAAATATTTTTCTTTCCATTTTTCTTTAAAATTCCAAGTTCAATTAATTTCTTTTTGTCCCAAAGTTCGGTATTGGGATGTTCTTTTTTGAACCAGTTAAATTTTTCCATTGCTTCTTTTCTCTTGTATCCTTTAATTTCAACCCATATTTTTTCTTTAACTAAATACATATCAGGTCTATATGTATGGCCATCTGGCATCTTGAAAACTTCGGGCTGCCAAAGAAATTCAATTTGTTTTTTATTTCTATCTAATAAAACAGCTTCTTCGTAGCTGGCCGTCCAAATGCACTCTTCTCCCGTTTTCCAATGTTTTATAATGCCCGAATTATTTTGAGCCAATGCTCCCTTTAAAGCAATATTCTTATTTTGCGTTGGATATTCACAGCCATGATTTTTTAAATTTGTTTCTTTTATTTTTTCTTTTATTTGTTCACTTTGAAAAGGATTTTCAGTCCCAAACAGTTTTAAATTCGTTTGTTTTATTTTTTCTTGTACCTCTTTGTTCAACAAGGAACATTCATTACCATATTTTTCTTTGTTTGATTTTCTTATTTTTTCCTTTACTTCCTCATTTTGGCCTGGATTATCACAACCATATTTTTTTTGACAAGTTATTATCAGCCTTTCAGTCTTTCTTTTAAAACAACCGTGTCCGTTTAAAACACTATTTGGTGTTGTCCACCATTCCCCGTAATCTTTATCAACGAATCTACACTTATGCTTGGTGTCTACATAGGTCAATTCATCAATGACAATATTGTCGCCGTGAATTTGCTTTATTCTTTCTTTAATTTGTTCTATTGGTAATATTCTAGCACGTTTCCAGTGTCTGCGACCCCTGTTTATAACATTATTTGGTAGAGCCCACCATTCGCCAAAATCTTTATCAATAAATTTTGCTTTATGTTGTGTATCAACATAGGTTGATTCATCAATAATAATAATATCTCCGTGCACTTTATATAACTTTTCTTTAATTTCATTTAAAGATTTTATTGATTTTTTATCATTCCTTGCTTTACAAGAACAGCCATTTAACGGATAAAAAGGAAGAGTCCAATATTCACCATAATCTTTATCGATAAATCTACATTTAGTATTTACATTAATATAAGTAGATTCATCCAAAATTATAATATCACCATGAATTTGTTTTATTCTCTTTTTAACTTCTTCAATTGTTAATTTTTTTCCCATTATTCTACAATTTCCTGATAGCCTTTTTTTTGCTTTTCTTGAATCTTTTTATTCATGAATTTTTCAGCTTGTTCAGACGTTTCAAAATCTTTAAATGTATTTTGACCCTCCGTTTCTAATTTTCCAAATGCAATAAATACAGTATTTCCATCCAAGCAAACTCTCCAAAACTTGCCACCCGAAACGCTGTCACATACAAAAAATCTTTCTTTCATTTTAATTTCCTTTCAAAAAATGGTTTAATTATTCCTCTTCAAAAACTTTATCAACTTTGTCTAAATCACTTGCAATTTGATCAACTTCTAAAAAAGATCCTAAATCAATATCCAAATCTTCTTTTGGACCATATATAATTATCATCTTGCTCGCAATTTTCTTCAAAATAAATTCTTCTAAGTCAGGATTTTCTTTCAATGTTTTCAACCAACCTGCTGACTGAAAGGTATATTCTTTACCGTCTGCTACAATTTTCTTCCAAGCTGTACCTGACACAATTTCAAGCTCTTCAAGATAAGTCAACCAACTTTGCTTGTCTGAAATTCCATAATCATAAAAGATTGGCATCTCAACAGTTCGAAAACCGGGACCTAATTTATTCTTAAATATCTTGACAACCATGTGAATTCCCAACACATCCTTTGTTTTTGGGTTAATAATTTTTTGTCTAGTACTCAATTTCATTCTAACTGATGCGTAAAAACTCAAAGCTCGACCATGACCCGTCGTATCTGGATCCCCGAAGGCAATCCCAATTTTTGTACGAAGTTGATTCGTAACAACAAGAGCAATTCTTTCTTTCTTAATTGTTCCGCAAATCTTCCTCAAACCTTTAGACATAATTCTGGCCTGCACTGCCATTTGCTTTGTTGGATCAAATTCATCTTCTAGTTCAACCCTGGCTGGGGTGGCTCCCACGCTATCCCATACAATAAGTGTCAAAACATTTGGAAATTGCTGCCTAATTTTAGCTATAGTTTTATCAATATAAATAAAAACTTCTTCAAGGCAATCCAGATTCTCCTTGTAGCAAAAACCCTTTTGGTGATTAATTCCAATTCTCAAGGAGAATCCCTTGTCAAAGCTATGTTCCGTATCGATAAAAACCACAACTCCATTCTTTTTCTGAGCATTAGCCGCCAAATGAGCGCACAAAAGAGTCTTGCCCGAAGAATTTTCACCAATTATTTCCGTGATTCTTCCAACTGGTACTCCCCCGTTTTCTCTATTTGCAATAGCATAGTCAAGTAAAGTTGAACCAGTGGGGATAAACTCGTTCACCTCTTCCATTTCGTCGCCTTCCAGAATCACCTTCAAATCCTTTTCCAGGTTGCTTATTTCCTTTTCTTCGCTCTTCTTCTTCGCCATGTTATTATTTCTCCTCAATCCAAATAAATTCACTTAAAACGTTTTTATTTTTTTTATTTACTGTGAGCAAATCGCCCTTCTCAAAGTAATTGATTGTCACTTCAACATCAAATGGAAATCCCTTTGAATACTCCTTCAAATGTTTCCCGTAGGGATTCTTTGGCTTCTCTTCAAAATCAATCTGCTCGCTATTTAATGCTATCAAAAGCCTGCTCAAGACTTTGTTCATCGTTATTGTCGAAAATTTTGTCAATTTTTTGCATATCATCTTTAAGTTCATCTTTTTCTTCTCCTTGTTTCTTTCCTTGAATTGTTTTACCTTTTGGATCCTCTGAAACATCCAACCACTTGTCCACAATCTTTCTGATTTCAACCTCAGACATTGGCTTAAAAACATCTTCAATTTTTGGAATATTATTTAATATTTCTTTTATTTCTATGTCGGTTTTTGCCAGTCTTGATTCTTTTCTTGCAAAAGAAAAATCAGGAATAGCAAACATACTACGCTCAGACTTTGTTGATGTAATTTCCATGTCTAACCCGGTCAACTCATCGAAAAATTCTGAAAAATCCGGCTTGCACAAATACGTTAAAATTTTATCATAAATTTTCTTACTATGCACATAAAACTTTGGAATAAATTTTGGGTCTGCTCTGTCAATTAACAGGGAAATATACCTGTCCGACGCAAACATCTTCTTCGCTAATTCCTTATCTTGCGGATCTTTTGAGTTCCACAATTGAGTTGCCAATTCGCACACTGGACAACAGTCGCCCAATTTGTTTTTATACAAACACATCACCGTATATTTCCCTGCTACGCCATAATGAAAAAATCTTTGTTGTGCAGCATCTTGCACATCTTCCGCAAATGGATATCTAATGAGACGCACAAGGTTTGGTTCGTCTTGTTTTGGTCTCCAAATTCTACTTGACTTCTCGTCCCTTTGTTGGCTTTTAAACGCCTTTGGGTTTCTTAGTTGTTCTATCTTCTGTTTCAAAATTTCTGGATCAAACTTTTGCATTTCTTTCTCCTTTAAATTGTTTATAAATCTAAAATAATCTTTTTTATTTTTTTTCTTTTGTGTGGTTTAAATTTTCTTTCTTCTTTTTCAATCTCCTTTTCTAATTTTTCAACTATATATTCTTTCTCTTTTAGTTCTTGTGCTTCTTCTTTTGTCAATCCTTGTGCATCCAATTCTTGCACATCTTCTATGACCAAAATTAGTTCTTCTTTGGGCATTTGATGTTTATCTGTCTCTTTAATTTCTTCTTCAAATGATTTTCTTTTAAAAGAATCAAATGACGCTCTACTTTTATTCATCTCTAATTTTCCCCTTGCTCTTTCATTTTGTTTTGACATTCTATATATGCATCACCATATTCAGTTTCATTATCACATTCTTCTTCTTGATCGGTTTCTTCTTTTTCCCCAACAACTATAACAAATCCATCTTCATTTGAAGCGAAAAATGAATCAAAAAAATTAACATTATTTTCGTCCCATACGTGAATGCAACATTTTTTGGACAAGTAATTTAAAAATTTTGCGACATTTTCAGGATCTACATTAAACTTTTCACTTGCTTTTTTAATTGTTTTTATCGAATCCTTAATGTACTTTTGATAATCTTTTTCTTCTTTGGTCAACTTATCTTTTGTCATTTCTTTCTCCTTTAAAATTTATTTTTTTTATTTATTATGTTCGCCATCATCACAAAAATCACAACAGTCGCGATGAGCTTCTTGGGCTTGCCATTTTGCCGTTTCTTCCTCATCTTCCTCTTCATCGCACCCACAAGCACATTTATAACATTCATGATTGTCACAATAGTGTTTATCAATCTCACAGTCTTCTTGTTCGCAAGAACCACAAACATCTAAAAATTTAGGTTTTCTTTTTTCATAATGTTCAATTGCTTCTCTTGTATCTTGACAATCTTCACAATCACAGTCTTCTCCTTCTAAAATTTCTTTATCCCTGCAATCTTCCTTGTTTAATACTGGACCATCCTCATCTTCTGGTGCATACAAATTTTCTTCTTCGTCCTCATCGTCGCTATTATAACTTTTTATCAAAAAATTAATTATTTTTTTTGTTGTGCATAATTCTTCATAAATTTCTGTATCAAAAGTAATTTTCATAATTTGATCTCCTTTAATTTAGCATTTTCTTTCTTTTATCTTTTAATTTTTCTAATTCCTTTTCATATGTTTTTTGTTTCTCAAATATATAGTCCAATAATTCTTTTAACTCTTCATTTGATAAATCTTTTGTCATAACATCTACATAATCACTTAATCCTTCATCACCCCTCAAAGAAACTTCAAAAACTTTTTCATATATGTCCAATAGTTTTTTGGTCATTTAATTTCCTTCAAATCGAATAAATTTTTACCTGCTTTAATTTCAACTGGAAAATTAAACTCAATACCCGTCTCATATTTCATAATATACCATATTTTTTTTACGATGTCAAGTTCTTTTTTATTTATTTCAAAAATAATTGAATCATGAAATGGAAAAAGAATCTTTGATTTACATTTATTCTCTTTTAAGTAATCAAATATCTTACAAAAAACATTAATTAATATATCAGCTTCCAAAGAATCAATATAATTCTTAAAAACCGTTCTTTCTTCCTCTTCATTAAAATACAAAACTCTTCCAAATATATTTTTTATTTTTTTATTTATGCGCACATTCTCATATATCTCTTTTCGCAATGCTCTTATTTGACCAACTTCTTTCTCAATTGTTTCATTTGGTTGATCGTTAAACATCCAGACTAATAAGTTTCTTTTATTTTCTTCTCTGTTTCCTTCAAATATTGAATAAATATCTTCTATAGCGGCCATTCTATTCCTAAATTCTTCATTTTCAATTTGAGACATTGCTATTCTAGGCTGAAAACATTTGTAATCCATTTGCACAAGATAGTGATCATCACAAGAAATCAACATCCGACGTGATTCTTTTTTTAGTCCATATAAATTAACAAAACCATTTGAGCAAGTCATTCTTCCATCTTTTGCTCCCAATGGATTAATATTAACTTTTATTTTTTTTTCTTTTATGTGCTTTTTTATCAATGGTAAGTCTCTTTGGCACTCTTCGGTCGCATTGTTCAAATCAACATTTATTTCGTTCTTGTTTGTTTCGGCTACATAACAAATAAATTTGAAAAATACCTTTTCATAATATTCCAATATTTCTTTGTCTTTAAAGTTGTTAAATAATTCTAATATAATATTTGCTCTTTCTTCATAAAACGAATCAATTAGTTGTTTTGGAAAAGCATCATAAACATTAAAATTTAAGAAGTTTATTTTCGTATTTTTATAACTATTAATTTGGGCTTCTAATTTTGAAGATAATAAATTTATTTTTTTTATTTTTTCTTCGCCGAGAATTTCTTTGACCAAGTCAATAAATTGATCAACTTTATGTCCTTTTAGCCGATATAGTATTTTTACATCGTATATGAACAAGTTAAATATATTAGATTGTTTAAAAAAATCAAAGTATATTGCTTGTTCGTCAGCAGAAATTATTGCGTTCGATTCGGAGGTGCTTTGACAAGTTTGCTGCATGTAGAGTTTGGGATTAAAATGACAAAGAGATAGGACGTTTTTATAGTTAAGAATTTGGTCAATAATGACGAAGTGATTATCAAGCATATTTTAAATAATACAACAAAAAAATTATTTTGTCAAGGGTTTTTTTGAAAATTATTTTGAATATTATTTGAGAATTATTTGAGCAAGTTAGTTCCACAAGAAAGAAAATTTTGTAAAAAACCCCTCAGGTGTTATCGTATGTGTCACGTCTATTATTTTATAAATCCCGTCAATAAAATAAATACCCGAATCAATAAAAATAGCCTTAAAAGGTTTCCACTCTGGAGTACCAATAACAGTCATTTCTCCTTTTATTGGCAATGTTAAAGGCGTCTGAGGTGTAAATTGTCCTGCTAAACCCGGCAAAACAAAATTTCTCATGTCTAAAGCCCTATTCTCCTCCGTTTGACATATTAATACCTCTTTCATTCCCGGAGCTAAATTTGTAGTAAATGAAATATTTTTTATAAAAGAATTTGCATGTCCTAATTTTATTGTCGGGATGCCATATTTGTCCATGATTTGTTGTTTTAAGATTCCAGATGCTGCTTTTCCGGTTGGCATTTCTTTTGTCGTTATTGGAATATCTTTTTTTGAATCCATCAAATAAATTTCAAAAATAGATTTTTCGTTTGATCCGGCCCCCTCTATTCTGTTTGTCATATAAATTTCTATTTCGGGAAAATTCACCTCTTCTTGTCCTTTCAAAAAGGGTTCCCAATTGGCTGGGGTTGTAATGTATTTTCTCAACTTAGTCAATAAATCATTTATCGTTAAAGACTGCGTTGCTGTTATGGTTTTTGTAACTCCCAATTCTTTTATAAACCTATCCCAAATAATAGGAAAATCACCAATATTTTTAAAAAAAGAAACCTTTGTATCGTCGTTAAAGTCACCAAAAATGAAACTTAATTTTTTAAAATTTGGAATAGTATTTGTAAATATATTATCTAGTGTAGCGGTGCACAATATCTCAACAACATCTCTAACTCTAACAATTTTTTTAAAATTCCCTTTCATATATTTTTCTTTATCTGTTGTTTTATGACTCAAATCAAGACACAACAATTCATAATTATTTTTTATCTGCCCTCTTGTTCTTTGTTCTGCATTTGTTAAAGAAGTTCTATATTGTTCCAATAATTTATATTCATTAGAACCTTGTTTATTGTTGTCTTTTAATTTTTGTTGCTCTGTTTTTACGTATTCTAAATATGCTTCCAATTGTTTATATCTTCTTTCTATTCCGTCTATCTGATATGTACTAGCAAATAAATCATACATTTTTGATGTTGCAACATTAGTCATAACGTCACCAATATAAACACTTCCAACAGAATCCCTGAAAGCCGAGCAATTAACCGTTAAATCTACTTCTCCGGCTTCGTTGTAACTTATACTATAATCAACAGTACTTATATTTAGGCACTCTTTTTGATTCAGCAAAGAATCAGTTTTTGCGTTACTCCAACCATATTTTAATCTAAGAGGAGCATTCGGGAATAAAAATGAAACCAAATCAACGTTGGTCATTAAACTTGGTTTGTGTATTTTTATATCTATTCTAACTTTAAAAGTATTTATAAATCCACTATTTGATGTATCTAATTTTATTTCAACGCCTTTTAGAGACATATTGGGTCTATCAGGATATCTTTGATCTAAACTGCCTAATTTTGTCATGTCTATTTGGCTTTGAAAATATTCTATGCTTAAATCTTTTATAACTTTACCGTCTAAATCAATTAATTCTAAACTAATATATGGCATACTTTGAGCAAGTTCAAGAGGGGTTATATCTTGTAATTTTGTATCAAAATTTTTTGGAAAAGTAAAAAGAGGATTATTCGCATATTCGGGGTATTGCGATAACGTTTGATCTTTTTGGGGAGGTATAAATTTTATTTCAGCCATTATTTTTTGCCCCTTGGCTTGGGCTTTAATATACCAAGTTCTTTAAGATCTTTTTTCTTCCACATCACACTATTTGGATATTCTTCATGAAACCACGCAAACTTTTTCATCCCTTTTTCGTATTCTCTTCCTTTTAATTCAATATAAATGTCATATTCTGGGAGATAAAAATCTACAAAATAAACATAATTATCCTTTTCGTTATAAAATGGAATGTCTTTTTCAAAATCTATTTTTGATATATTTAATGCTTCAATAAAAAATTTTTCATAACTTGCAGTCCAAACTACTTCTTTTCCTGTTTTCCAATGAATTGCAGAGCCTGAATTTTTTTGAGACTTAGCAACTTTTAATGCAATGTCAGGATTTTGAGATGGGTAATCGCACCCATATTTTGCTTGACAAGTTTGTCTGGATTTTTCTCTAACTTGTTCGGATTGCATTGCATATTCACAACCATGATTTTTTAAATTTGTTTCTTTTATTTTTTCTTTCGTTTTTTCCAAGCAAAAAACATTCTCAACACCAAAATTTTTTATAAAAGTTTCTCTCTTTTTTTGTTTTATGTCTTCAGATTGACTTGCATTTTCTACTCCATGTCTATTTAACATTGTTTGTTTTATTTTTTTTCTAATTTCTTTATTTTGAAATGTAAAATTACAACCATATACTTCTTGACAAGTTTGTTTAGTTTTTTCTTGAATTTCTTTTGATTGCATTGGATATTTATAACCATATTTTTTTTCGCAAGTCTGTCTTGATTTTTCTCTTACCTCTTCAGATTGCATTGGATATTCTACGCCACGCCTTTTTAAATTTGTTTGTTTTATTTTTTGTTTAACTTGTTCAGATTGTAAAGCACTTTCAACTCCCAATCTTTCTAAATTTGTTTGTTTTATTTTTTGTTTAACTTGCTCAGATTGAGTTGTATATTCGCACCCATATTTATTTTTACAAGTTTGTTTTCTATTTTCATTTGCTCTTTTGGGATGGCAGTGGCCCTTTAAAACATTATGTATAAATGCCCACCATTCATCGTTTGGAAAATCTTTATCGATAAACCTACATTTTGTTGAACTGTCAATATAAGTTGATTCGTCTAAAATTACAATATTACCACAAATTTCAAATAATTTTTGTTTATATTTTTCTATTAGTAATTTTTTTGCCATTATTAATCCTATTAAATTAAACCTAAAAAATCTTGAATATTTATCGGAATTTTTAATATTTTTCCGAGGTTCAAATTCAAACGCCCATTCAAAATCATTCAATATGGCAATTACATACCAATATCCGTGAATCTCCCAAGTATTTATGAGCTAAAACATCCAATCGATCTTCACCTGTAGTTCTAATATTAATACATTGAATTCTATCCAAATCTTCTTGAGCAATGCTGTTACAACTTTCTAAATATTTTTTGTTTATTAAATTTAAATTTCTATATCTACTTATAGCCATTAAATATTAACTCCTGATGCTTTTAAATCTTCATAATATTTTTTCACTTTTGTTATTATTCCTCTTACATTTGATTCAAATGAACTTTTTTCGCCGGGTAATTCTTCTAAAACATTGACACCTTCGCCCCAATTTTTTGCACCACCAAAACAAAGTTCATCACCACCCCTGCTACTACCAAATGTTTTGGTAACTCCGGGATTAAATTCGTGCAACACAGTAAACGCTAATGTTACTGTTATTTTCATCGGGGCCTTTAAATCCAATTCGAGACTCCAAAGCGTATCATCATATGAAAAATCCAATGAAGTTAAATAACCTGGCAATCCTAATTTATCTCTCGAACTAATTAAATCCCCAACCTTCATTCTAATTATAGGACCACAATTTAAAAATCCGTTTGAATCAAAAAGTGGATAAACCATACTTTGTAATTTATGCAATTTTTTATACATAATTGGCAACTCACAAGGACTCCAAGCAAGCAGATCAAAACTTAAACTTATAACCCTGTTTGTATTTTTATAAATTGGAACGCCATCTACGCGACCAAAATAAGATTGAACATCCCAATTTGCATTAAAAGTTTCAGTAAATCCCTCTTTCAAAAATGCCCTGAGGTATAAAAATTTTTCTTTTGTTTCTCTCAAATCTTGAAACATTAGTGGCATATAAACCTTAGAATCGTCTATTTGTCCCCCTCTCAATCCATCTATTTCTCCTTCAAATTTTACTGATAAATCATCCGGCGTGTCTTTTGGAAGAGATGTTTTAAATTTTAACTTGGCCATAACAGGGTCTGCTACCCACGAAAGGGCCTCTTCTTTGGAACTTCCTTGACCTGGAAATTTTTGAGGAAAAAACAATTTACTAATTCTATCTATTGATATTTTTTTAGATACTTGATTTATATCAAAAAGTTTATTTTTTTCCAAATCTCTAGTATCTTTTAAAATTTTATCTAAAGGATAAAATATATTATCCGAATACGGCGTTTTTTGCGTATAAAGATTTTTTTGAATAGGAAGACCTTGTACAATTGTTCCCATTGTACCTTCTTGTTCTATTTGCCCTTCAATAGTACTGGGTATTATTCCCCAAGATTGTATCGTTTGTATATCACCAACCTGCGTTATATCACCAACAACACCCTTTCTTGGACCTCTCATTTGTGAAAGCATTTGTCCATTTGGCGATTCAATATAAATACCTTTTCTCATTTGCAAATGTCTGTCTACTAAATCTCCACCGGCTTGCATACTATCTTTATAGGTCAACCCCAAAGCTGCCGCACCAATCGGCGAAACTCCTAAAGCATCCGGTCTCAAAAATGGAATTGAACTCGCGATCAGGGAGAACGGATTCCATACTGCATTTGCTGCGGATCCATAAGCAGGATCTGTAAAATTCAAGGCCGTTAAAGCAAGTTGTGATGCTGCAAAAGTTATACCTTTGGCGATATTATTTCCGGGCCTTGTCATTTCACCTTTCATATTATCGGGGATTTGTAATATTCCGAAATTCTTTTGCAATATTTCTTAACCAGTGTGCTGTTGTAAATATATCAACTGCGCCCAAAGGTGCGGGCATTGGCAAAGAAAAAGTTCCACCACCGCACACCCAACTTTTTGGCCACACTCTCAATTCCGTCTTTTATGCCTGCATTAAAACCACCCAACGGACTTCTATCGTCATATAAATTACCCAATCTATGAGCATCGCCAGAATTATTTCTTATTTGGCCTTGTATGGGAGTTGAATTATTTTCTCCTGGCATAGGAGGAGGCACATAAGGCATTGGCCTTGTATTGGGGCTGTTACCAATATATGGTACTTTGCTATCTTTGTATATTTTATCCCTGCTAATATCCGTTGAAATTTGTTTGGAAATTATATCACCTTGAGCCAATATATCTGGTGGTATATATGTCGAAGGTGGTTTATTATCTAAATATATTTTATTTCTATCTATTGTTGTTGGTGTTTGTTGAGAAATTGTATCCCCTTGTGTAAAAACGTCAGCATAATCTTTTGATGGAGGTGGTTTGTTGTCGTAATATATTTCGGCTCTTTTTGCTGGTGGCGTATGACCTGACTGTAAATCTGTAAATTCTCCATATGTGTTGTGCATTTTGCTTGGAGGTATTGAATTTGGTCCTGGTATAACAGTCGGGATATTGTCATGAGGATGTGAATTTCCGTTGCAAATATGGGCTGGCCAAATTATGAGCAGCTAATTTTGTATATGGTGCAATATCACTATATATATTTTTATGCATTGAAGCCTGCAATATTTGTTCAGCTTGTTTTATTAGTTTATCTACCATTTTTTTATTTTTATTTATTCCTCTTTTAATATCTTGATTGTCTTACTATTGATTCAGATATCTGTTTTCCGTCTAAATAAACATGATTATGAATTACTATTTGCTGGGGTTGATTTTGAGCTTTCATATTATTTTCTTTTTTATTTATTCCAATGTCTTTTTTTGTAGCCATTATATTATCACTCGGATCAAAATCTATTATTTGACCTTTTTTGGTAATAAGGGCATCTCCTTTTGATTTTGGTTTTTTTATTTCAGCTTTTTTTACTTTTTCTAATAAATTTATTTCTTTCTCTTCTTTGGGTTGGCCCAAAGTTCCCTCGCTTACCGATTTTATATAGTCCATTTGGGCTTTAAATTTTTGATTTGACATTCCACCAAGTTTCATCTTTCTTTGCACCATATCTGCCAATTTTGCATCTTTGTTCATAGCCCTCATAATCTCTGATGCTGTATCTTTATTGAAAAATCCACCCTGTATTTTTTCTACCATTTGCTGTGAAGCTCTTGCCTTGACTGGATCTAACATATCATCAAAAGCATCGCGTGCTTCTTGCGCTGTTCCTATTAAATCTTTTATACCTTTTACTATATCTTTTATTGAATCAGCTATTGCTTGTGCATCTATACCTTCTATTGCGCTTTTTACAGACGTAAAAGATCCCTCAATATCATTGGCTATAGAAGTTATTGTTGTTTTACCTCCTGTAAATTTATTAACAACTTCAAAAAATTTATCACCTATTGTTTTAAATACTTGTGCAACTTGTACTTTCAAATCCAATAAATTCATTTTCAATGCGGATATTGAATTGTTCCATCTTTTATCTGCATTTTCTACTGCTTTTTTTGATTTTAATTCTTTATTTACCGCTTTTTCCATGTCCTCGGTTGATTTTGTTAAATTCTTTTTTGATAATATTAAAGATGCCGTTGATTCATCTGTTTGCAATTGTTGAGCTACAAAATCTTTTTGAGACCAAGTTAAACTATCCCAATCTTTTCCTTGCTTTAACATTTCCTTTCCGAGCATAACCATACGTTTTGTCGCATCGCCTTGCGACACGGTCAATAATTTCCAAGAATTTATTTGTGTTCCAAATATTGCGTTCATATTCCCGGCAATATCTGTTGCCTTTTCAAATGAATTCATTTGATTTCCAAAAATATCATTTACTTTTTGTATATCCAAGCCATATACTCTTGCCAAAGCTGACGCTTTTAAAAATTGAATTCTATTTGTCGTACCAAAACGTTGAACAATATTAATATTTTCTCCCATATCTTTACGTATTTGATTGATTGGCACGCCATATCTTTTAGCAATTATTTCGGCCTTTGCCATAGAATCATTTAAACCATCTTGTCCGACAGACGATCTATCAAAAGAAATTGCCAGGGCGCCTGCGGCTTCGGCGGACAACCCAACATATTTTGTTAATTTAATTCCTAGTTGTGCTGTTTCTTTTGTTTGTTCTCTTATTAAAGCTATTTGTTTTTTTGATTTTCCTTCTAAATCTGGCATTGATTTTAAAGCAGCGTTAAAGTCTATAACCGCTTCGGCACCCTCTGCAAATGAATAACCCATTCTTTCAAATCGTAATCCCATTGCCGTTGCTTGATTGTTAACAAACTGTAAATTATGTTCCATGTCTCCAAATGCTTTATTGCTGTGAGCGATCATGGGCATAATTTTTTTATCCATATATTCCCAAAGAGATTTAACACCAGCAAACAACAATTGAAAACCCAAAATAAGAGGATTTAAAGAAATAGTAAAACCTGCCATTCCGTCTAAGCCTTTTTTTAATTTATCTAATCCACTTACTATTTTATCCAAACCTGCCTGTATTGTTGCAAATACCGCTACGCCGACCGCCGCTTTTGCTCCACCTTTCATTCCTCTTCCTTCAAAGAAGTCTTTTACAACTCCAAATTTTTTTCCAATCCCTTTTTCTTGTGACATATCAGCTAGCATTTTTTTTACTTGAGAGCCCATTTTTCCACTAAAATTAGCTTGCTGTTTAATAATATCTAATTGATTTTTTAAAACTTCTGCTTTTTTTTCTTGATTCTCAAAAGCTTGTTTAGTTAGCATTGATTCTATTGCATCTATTCTATATTGTTCTACTCCTACTTTTTTTAACAATTCTAATTGCCCCTGTATTTCTTGGTGAACTTTTTGCCAATATCCTCCAATTGTTTTATATTGTTTTCCCATTATTTCTTTTTGCAAATCATTAAATGCTTTTTGGTTGCGTCCAACCTTTTTTAACATTTGTTCGGTAGAACCAAAATTTTTTGATAGTTCTTTACTATTAATAAGAGTTTCTTTTAGCGTATCATTAAAATTTTTTGCAGCGTTACCGAAATTGTTCACCCATTTTATCAGAAAAATTAGCCATTATTCCGTTTAAAGTATGAGTAATATCTTTACCCATTTTTTCTAATTTATCTTTATTCTCTTTTTCAAAATCAATTTCTCTAGTACCCATTTAATTTAACATCCCTGATTAAAAATTACTTTATTTTGGATCTTCTCTTCTTGTTTGCTCTCCATTTTTAAACCAATATTTATATCCATCTTGAGTAATAAAACCTTGTCTATTTTTATAATTATTAAGCATTCTATCGATTAAAACTACTAAATTATAATTTTTATAATATTCTTCAAATTTAAATCCAAACATTTTTTCAAAACATACCAAACAAAAATAAAACTTTTTATGAGAAATATTATTTAATATTTTCTTTTTTACAATATGGGCAAATTCCTCTTATTGGTAGGAACATTTATTTTAATATCTCCACCTTTTTAATATTGACAACTCTTCATTGCGACGATTTTCATCTCTTTGTCTCAAATATTTAGTCCATTCTTTCTTTTCTTCTTCTTCTTTATCTTTTCTTTTTTCTTCTTCTTTTTTATCGTCAATTTCTTTGCAAAATTTAGCCAAACCTGCGTCAAGCTCCTTTTGATATTCAACGAGCCATTCGTCTATTTCTTTCTTTAACTCTGCATCTTCTTCTTTTTGTGCGCCAGTTATCCAACGATAAATGTGCATAAAAATTGACCAACCCGCAATTAACCATGTAATCCACACTACAGTACTCAATTTTGGGTTCAAAATATCAAAAACTCTTGTTTCGTTGTCTTGCGACATATTAACTCCCTTCTATAATTAGTATAGCACGAGAAAAAATATTGTCAAGAGTTTTCTTCTAAAAATGAATTATTTTTTTATTTATTATGTTATTTTTTCATCGGTTGAAAAAGGTTTGTCATCTTGCCTGGTTCATTTGAAAATTGCTTATTCTGTTCAATAAATTTTTTCTTTTCGGTGTTCGTCAAAGGCTTTTCTGTTGGGCTTGTTTGTTTTGTCAACCTCTTTTGCAACTTACGGACATACCACTTGCGCACATATAAGGGCATTTTATATATATCCCAATGGCTCATGTGATAATGCTCACACAAAAATTCTATCTCATCCAAAAATAATTGATCTTTAGTTACCTCAGATCCGGATAGAAAAAATTTATGCTCAAAGGTACATCTACTTTAAGATCCCCACACTTGGGGCACTTAGCAATTTGTTCCATTTTTACATCCGGCTCTATCTCATTCATATAATTCCTAAACGCTCTAGAATCCCCCGCCCTTAAATTATTAATAATTCTTAATAACTTGCCTCTATCAGTTTCCCCGTTTATTGAAACTATACTATAAAACATTCTCGTTGTAATTGATTTTTCTGTTTGATTTTTTAAAACTTTTTTTTCTCTTTCTTGTTGTTGGCTCATTTCTAATTCGTCTTTTCCGGTCAACAATTTGAAATGTACTTTTAGCCCAGACATTGGCAAACCATACTCAAATAAATTAACATTATTTTGCAAAGGTTGTGCGCCAATTGGCTTTATGGGTAGTTTACTTAGGTCAAAAGTTTGATCAAAATCATCGCCACAATCTGGACAAGTTATTTTAACGTCATAATTTACTCCATAACCTGAACACCTTAGACAAATTAAAATAGCATTTCTATCCCCGATCAAAAGCGTTTCAGGGTCAATTGATTTATTGATCAAACATGATTGAATTAATTTACTAAATACTTGACCAGATTTGATCAAGTTCTTACTTGTCAATAAATCCTCTTCTTTTGCTGTCATCATTTTTAATTCAACTGTTTGAGCATTACATAAAGCATGATCAACAGGATAAATTAAACCTTTACTTGGTAGGGGAACCGTGTCTACAGAAACTTCTATTCCCGTTTCTTTCGATAAAGATTCTAATTTCTTTTGCTCTTCTTGCTGTTTTTGAAAAACGTTTTCTTGGTCTGACATAAATAACTCCTTTATAAATAATTTTTTATTTTATTTATTATGTTTGTTTTGTTGCACTGTATATAATATATAGGCCCGTAAATTGATTTTACGAGGTTTTTATTTGAAAAACGTATAAGGATATCACTTTGATTTGAAAACGGTCTAAAACGATTGAATGGAAGTTTAAATGGCAATAGTCACCTATTTATCTTCTTTGCTGGGCTTTTTCTTTTGACCAGTAAGTTTAGAACTTAATCTATAGAGCAGGAGTTTGAGATCCGTTTTATCGGTTAAACATTGCTCAATTACTTCTTCGAGTTGGTCAAGTTTAAAACTGCGCGACTTATTATTTAGGTATGATTTGTAATATTTAACAAATAAATTCTTTATACGGGACATTTCGGTCGATATTTTGTCTTCTACTATTAAAAATTTCATGCTCATGGCAGAATACCTATAGGGGTTTTTTGTTCGTGCCCTTTAATAATTAGTGAGCAAGTTATAAAATTCCTAAATCTTTTAACTTCTTTTTATCCCAAAGTTCACTATTTGGGTGTTCTTTGTGGAACCATTCCCATTTTTTCATACCTTTTTCCCACTTGCGTCCGTTTTATTTCTATCCATATCTTTTCTTTGACCAAGTACATGTCTGGGCGATAAGTATGTCCGTCAGGCATTTTGAAAACTTCGGGTTGCCAAAGATATTCTTTTTTAATTTCATTCATTTTTAAAATTGTATCTCTTTCCCACGTTCCTTTCCAAATGCAATCTTCATCTGTTTTCCAGTGTTTTATAACGCCAGAATTATTTGAAGACTTTGCTGTCTTTAATGAAATTTCAGCATTTTGTTGCGGACTTTTAACGCCATATCTTTCTAAACAAGTTTGTTCGTATTTTTTTCTAATTTCTTCGCTTTGCATTGGATATTCAACCCCAAAATTTTTTAAATTTGTTTGTTTTATTTTTTTTTGTTTTCTTTTGGGGTGGCTCTGTTTTGCTGTTATAACGTTATTTGGAGTTGGCCACCACTCGTCGTTCGGAAAATCTTTATCAATAAATCTACACTTTATGCGTGTATTTTTATAAGTTGATGTATCTACTGTTATTTCATCACCACGAATTTTAAATAATTTTTGCTTAAATTCTTCTATTGTTAATTTTTTCATAATTTTATCTATCTAATTGAATTTTTCTCGTATCCTCTTTTTTTGTGTCCGTGACCCCTTAAAACATGATACACTAACATATCAAAATTACCATATTTAGAATCAACAAATGTTGCTTTGTGTTTTGTATCAATATAAGTTTCATCAATCAAAGTAATGTTACTTTGATTGATTTTTTTAATTCTTTCTTTAACTTGTTCTATTGTAAGTTTTGGAGCCATTAAGAATATTATAGCACACTACGAAGAAAATGTCAAGTGTTTATTTTAAAAAGATAATGTATACATTAATATTGTAACGTAACTCTATCCCAGCGAATCACCAAAGCAACGTCACAAGGATCATCAACTGTATAGTCAAGATCTCCGAAAATTTACGTCCTGTAGCCAGCAACCGTTCCAATAACCAGTCTTCAATCACGGCCCCAACTGGGTCTAACAGTTTTAGGTTAAAACTTCTTTTGTACATTTGTGCATAACCAGCACGACCCGTAATTTGTTCATAACAAAGTCTGACCCAATCCATAACCTTTTGAGACGCCGAAGGAACGATTGGATCATACAGCGTGATGTTCAATGGACCAGGTGTCATTTTGCCCGCTATACATCTTTTAGTGTTGATGTAATCAATCCATGTTTCACCAAAACTAAACTGCGGTCTGCTCGCTGTTTTGGCCGTAAACGCATCAATTCCGTCTATAGCCAAAATCCATCTATACTTGCGTTTTGGTTCATATGTATCCGATAACATTTGCTGATTCTCTAAAATCTCTGCCATTTATTTATTACTCCTATAGTTTTTTTGTTATAATATATAATTATATCTTTTTTTATTTTTACTCTTCAAAACTTACACCGCTTCTTGAAATAATGAAATCTAACGAAATGAATTCAGCAGTTCTTGTCGGAACCAACCAAATTTGACCCTTCATTATATTTCTATCAATAATATCTGGCGTATTTAAAGAACTATCCATTACCACTTTAAATGCTTCTAACCCATTCTTTTGTTGAATGTCGGCCAAAATTGGATTAACCATTTGTTTAAATCTTGTCCAAGTTGAAGGATTATTTGCTTCAAACACCAATTGTTTAGTGGCTGCACTAACCAAGCCTTTAGCTTTAATCAATAATCTTCTAACATTAATTCTATCAAGTGCAGAAGCTTTTGCTTGTAGTGTTTTTTGACCCCATATAACAATTCCTTCACCGGGGAAACTGGCAATTGGATTTACTCTATTCTCATATAGATCGTCTCTTTCGTCAGCCGTTAAGCGATCCATCGTTTCGGTAACAGTAAAGCCAATCGTATCCGAGCTTAAACCACCACGATTCATACCTGCGGGTGCCATCCATGGATGTGAGATTCTATCACAATAACCCATTGCACCAAAAGCAGCAACCGAGGAAGGCAATTCGACAATTTTATTGTTAACATTGTCAACTACTTTAATACCAGGATAATACATACCTGTATAGTTTGTATCAAAGCCTCTTCCTTTGACTTCGGTAACTGTTGCAGCAACAGTCGTAGCGGACGAACTATGGTTTATTAAATCCGCAATATAAAAACAATCAGCTCTTTCTTCTACTTTGTCAATACAATATTCAACAACTTTGCTTGAATAAATTCCAGGAATTGTTATTAAATTTGTACTAATATAATCTTTGTCTCCCAATATGTCCACCGCCAAACGCAACGCTTGAACGCCAATTTGTGTAACAGCTGCTAATTGAGTCGTATTATCTAACGGATCTTGAATTCTCCTGTCCCACCCATCAAACCCAAAAGCCATAGGCACACTGAATTTCGCTACATCAGGTCCAAGAACAGTATGCGAAGTTGTATCACCAGGTTGTTTTTGCGAAGCTGCCAATATCGTTGTCAAATATCTTAAACCTTGAGCACCATCTCCGGGGGCTGCTGTTTCAGAGGATCCCGAAACATATCTCAAACTAAAAGCCGTATCCGAACTTGTCATTGTAGGATATTTAGACAATCTTCCTAAAATCGATCCTGATAAATCAAATTCAACGCCCCAATAAATATATGATTTTATATCACCTTGTGTTTCTTTGTCGTATAAATCACCAACAAGAGGCAAATTGCCCAATGCGTCAGTAACATTTCCTACTAAATCGCTCGTAACTTTTCCAGGTGTACCAGATAGATACATCATAGCAGGCTTTGGCAAACCTCTAAAACCCCAAGGCAAAGCTGACTCTGGGAATGAACCTGTAGTTAATTCAATAAAAATTAATTTGGAATTATTTTGATAGTTTCCATAAGAAACCATTTTATCTTTTGTCTGATTGTACTCCCAATGCTTATCGCCAATTCTTTTGGCAATATAATTTCTATCAGTCGGATCCAAACTCAAACCTGGAAATTTTTCATAAATTATAGGATTTTTATCTGTATCTGAAAAACTACGTACTTCTAAATCAAACGTTCCATATTCATTTAAACTTGGAACTGGCGATACTTTTACATTTCTAACGCCAATCTTAAATCTTCCATTTTCAATTTCACCGTGGCCCAACGTATGGACTCTAAACAAATTATAATCCGTTGCTCCACCAAAATATTGTGAATTAATCCAAGGAGAAGAAGCGGAATTGTAACCCTCTGCAAAACTAATTAAACCGGGATAACTTTGAGAAGAATAAATGGGAACTTGAAAATTCTTGTAATTATATTTATAAACTTCTCTTACATAAAGACCTTTTTCATAAAATTTTGTAGGATCTGTATTTAAAACTTTTTCAATATAATATTGTGACGAAGTCAAAAATGATGCAGTCGTATATGCCCAATTACTTGTACTATTAGAAGATGAAATTTGAATCATAAACAAATCATTATTTGGAACCAATTCTTTTATAACCAAATCAGCATTCCCTGTTATTTCCAAAGTTGCCATAACACGTGCGGTCGCAGTTCCAGTAATAGCAACAATACCCCATATAGGAGTATCTGCTGAGTAGCCTGGATTAACTGCCGAACCATTTGCCGATGTCCCTGCTGGCCCTAAAATTCTAACTACATTTAACAAGCCCTGATTCTTTAAATATGCCCTTGCTGCATATCCCATATAATAACCTTCGGTCAAATCGCCAAAAGTTTCCGTATAATCTGAAAAATCTCTCACAGCAGTCGGAACAAATGCTGGCCCTTTTAATGCTTTACCAACAACACATGCGCCTATTTGAGCAGCAGCCGGTGGTAAAAATGATGCATCTATTTCATTTGTGTAAATATTTGGTGATAAAAAACTGTTTGATTTCTTTGCCATAGATATTATATCTCCTTAATTTGTAAACAATAAAGTAAAATCTAATAGATAATTATATAAAATAAAACTGAAAAGTATTTTTATTTCTTATTTTCTGTCAGTTTTTCGAATTCTTCTAAGGAATAGCATTTTTCTTTCATTGATATAACTGGTGCATTTTGAAATTTATAAATAACTGGTTTGCCTTTTTCATCTTTGCCATATTTTAAGAAAGTACTTTTAGGATCTAAGATCAAGTAATAAGGTATTTTTACATCATAACTATACTTTAAAATTCTTTCAGTGTCAGAAAATTCTATAACATTTGATTGATTTGTTAAAGATAGCCCTTCTCTAAATGCGACAAAGTAATAACTTTTTCCTTTTGGATTTTCTTCGGAGAAATTGGTGTAGTCTGTTGGAAGAACGAACGAATCCATATAATCATAACTATAAAAAATCTTTTCCAAGATTTCGTTCATTTGCATTTGAAATTGTGACCAAATCGTAATTGTATATTTAGCAATTCCGAAATCTGGAAAAGGTATCGTTGTGTATTCTTCAATTACCTGACTTTTTCTGTTTGCTTCTGGATATCCTGCAACTCTTCTACTTTCTAATAAGTTTTGTAAATTGGCTGTTTTTTCGTGAGTCTGTGTTTTTACGGTTATATATCCGCACTTCTTTTGGCAATCCGCCGTAGCCGCACGGTCCTATCAATTTCGGTCCTTTCTATTGATAATAAAGGCAATATTAAAGTTCCGTTGTTATCTCTAAACCCTGATTTTCTTCCCATAAAAGCTCTTTCGCCCGATGCAAATAAAACTTTTATTTTTTCTTTTTCTCCGCGAATTTGCTTGAACAAATAATTTTAAGCGTTTATCGAAATAATCTACGAGAGATTGGTCAACCATCTCGATATTTACTGGTTTTATGTCCAATTGTCCGTCTTTGTCGTTGTAGCGATTATTCATTTATTTACTTTTTAGGAATTCCTTAATTCTGTTAATGTCAGTTCCTACATTCACTTTAGGATAGTCCATACTTCCGCCCACAACCGAACCTATCAATCTTCCACGATAAAAAATCGGACCACCGCTATTGCCCGCAAATACGTCCGCACTATAGAACAAGTTCACGTACTTGCCCAAATTACAAGTCATATCTTTTGATATAATACGCCCCTCGGTCAAAACAAAACTCACGCCCAAAGGCGCTCCCAAAACCTGCACAATATCCCCAATTTTCAAATTGTCATAATTATCAAAAAAAACAACCGGCTTTAATCCGTGGCCCTTTTTCTTGATCAAACACAAGTCACGCTCAGAATCTAATTTTATAATTTTTAAATTTTCTTTTACGTACATTGTTTGTCCGTCCAAGTATTCCATTCTTACATTATTTTCTAACAAACCGTTCATTTGATTAATCAAAACAAATACACAAAAATGAGAAGCTGTTAACATATATTCTTTATCAATTGCATAACCAGTTGCACTAACACCTCGTGCTGGTATTAATGCCATGTTTACGTATAACCTTGCAACAGTTTTATATAGATCATAATCTTGTTGCATGTTTTGGTCTTGAGTTGTTTGTTTAATAGCATTGTAATTTAACGTACAACAAAAACCAAAACTGACCAATGTAATTAAACTTAGTACAAATAAAATTCTTTTCATAACTACTCCATTTTTAAAAATTTTTATTTTCTTTTATTATGTTTCAATTTTAAAATTACTCTCTCTTGCTATGTTGCAAACTAACTTATACATTACCTTGTTGTCTATTTGACCAAATGTAAGTTGCGGCTTCGTAATTTTTATCGCCTCATACATAACTTCACCAAATTTAACAAAATCACCCTCTCTAGGTATAATATTACGTTCTTCTAGTTCGTAGTTATGTATGTAAACTTCTATACTAT